CTTACCTGCTTGTCCTATTAAAGACTTACCTTCTTCAAATCCGGGCTGACTCATTTCAGCTAAGTCAGGAGTTTGAAGTTTTGATAAAACGTCAAGCCGTCTTTGGGGTGTGTCAACTAATCGGGATTCAGGGAAAGTATTGAAAGGCTGTTCGTATTGTTCTTGTGCGCCTACAAGCATTTCCTGTAAGTAAGGTTTGTACCACTCAGGATATTCGTTACGAACCTGAGTTGCAATAGTTTGTGACGGTCTTGGTGATGAACTTCCCATTTTCTAAATTTCTCTTTCGACTATCCACATTGTTTGTTTAAATCCGTTATCTTTTAATTTTCTTATCCAGCCTTTGCGTCCTAACACTTCAGCTAAATTACAATTATTATAAGTGGCTACTTCATAAAGCATTTCAAATAACGGAGCGTACCATTTGTTTAAATGATCTCCACAACACAAAAGAATAGTAAAAACTTTCTTTCTAGGATACACCGTAAACTGTGTAACCACCACACCATCAATGGTTTGAGTTTCTTTATTAAGAGGAACCCACATATCCATAGTTCTCTTTTGTGTTAACTCTATTATATCTTCTTTTGCGTATCTTCCTCCAGTATAAGGAATAACTTTATCTAAATATTTATCGACGCGAGGTAGAATATTAAGAATGTCATAATACGGAACACCCGAAATTTCATACGACATTTTTACCCTCTATTTTTAATTGGGTTTGTTAGCGAAGCCAACGATCCTTTTAATTTAGACGGCTGATTTCCTCCTGTTGTTTGGTTCTTTTGTGAACGTACATTAGTCATTAAGTTATAAAACATATTTTGCCCTTGTTTTAACGCCTGTTGTGGTGAAAGCTTTGGATTATTTTTTAAAGCTGCTTTAGCCACAATGTCACGCGGTACAACCATTTCCTGATTAGAAAGCAAAGCTGCCTTTTTACCAGCTACACTTGTCTGAAGAAAGTCGTCCAACCCTCCTCCCGGTCCACGTACTTCTCCACCTAACGCAGCTTGAAACGGACCTGACTGAGGTATCCCAAATTCTTCTGACAACCTTTGAACACCGAACTCACTTGAGCCGTCTCCTACTCCCGAAACAACGTCAGAAGAAATAACAAAGTCACCGGGGTTTATGTGCTGATCCGGCTGAACCATTGAAGACAGACCACCTCCACGTGCAAAAGGAATAGGACCACCTCTGTTCATCATCATCTGACCACTCAGTGAATCATTATCAAGTGTCGATGCTATGTTTTCAGCCTCTTGTATATCTGCCCAAGCTTTACCACTATCATCATACTGACTCCAATAATCCTGTACGCCTTGCCAATCGGCTTCAGTTTGCGCTACTCGTGTAGGAGCATCCACAGTAGGCGCGGCCTGAATCCCGACCTGTACAGCACCATCACCAGAAGGCATACCAGTTCCGTAATCAACATTTACACCCCTACCATAAGCACCATGTCCTATATTACCTAGCTTACCTACAAGTTGCTGGAGAGTAGCTCTTAGTGGACCTTTTGCTTCTTCTAAGCGTTTTTCTGCTTCAGTATTTTCTTTATCTCTCTCAGCTTCTTCCTCATCCTTCTCCAAGTCTTCCCTACCTTGCCTTATTCCAGATAGTCCTTTACCTAAATCTGTATCACCTCTATCATGTAAAGGATGAATATAGGTTTTTCCAGCAGAAATTACATCGTTTAAAGCCTCTTTAGTTAATGGGTCATCCTTACCTAACCCGTGTCTATCCCGAACTGCTGCTATTTCTTTTTTAGCCTGTTTTTCACTTAAACCTATCCCTGTATCTCTGGTATCCGTAACACGTCCAGACGGTAAATCAGGATTACTGTAGTTTGTTACATGCCTTCCCTTTCCTGTATTCTTTCCTGTCATTAAAAATTCTTTGGCGGCTGCATCCGTGCTATACGGTATAAGTCCTTTACCCAAAATACGTGTCGCTACTTTACCTATACCTTGATGTACATCATGTCGTGTATGTACATCTTTGTCAGTCATAAGTTTAGGATGTGTTGGTAATGGATTAGTCATTTGAGAACGGTCTTCTCGCGTTTCCGCTTCATCTGCATCCGTTGGTAGATTAAGAGGAGGAGGTGGTGGTTTTTCTTGTGGGGGTGCAGCGGCGGCAGCAGGAGCAGCCTCTACTTCAATAGCTTCAGCAGTTTTAAAGTACTCCGGTGATCCTTGACCTGCCGCACTCACCTGTCCTTTCTTTATAAGCCGTCTTCGTCCTGATGTTGACGGAAAACCATATCCGTCTTCAGGATTGTATTTAAACGATCTCCCCGGACGCATCTCATAACCGCCCTCTCCTGTTTTAGCTTCGTAGGTATATGTAATCTCTCCGGTTTCAGCATCAATGGCGGTTACACTACCTTCCCCTCCTAAATCATCTCCTACCGAAACTTCACCTTCAACAATATCTCCTTCCGCCAGCTTTTGAGGTTTTCTGGAAAATTGGGAATGAATATCTTGACCTACAAAATTACCAAGATCCCCAACCATTTGTCTTCCTACATCTGTTCTATTCATCTAATGAAAGTCCTGCCATATGGTTCCGTCGAAACCTTGAAACGTATTCGTTGAAGAAACGTACCGCATGTCTCCTGCTACCGGAGTTACACTTGTTGTCGGTTCTCCCACTCTTACTCTGCCTTGTACTTGTATGCTTGCATTACGATCTACTTCTAACTTACGTTGGTTAATAGTTGCGTCCTGTCCGTACAACGCATCTCTTAAATGGTTAGCCCAATTCTCATTTAACTCCCACATCTTCCGTGTGGTGTTGTCTTCAAAAGAAAAAGGAAAACGTGGGAACACGGGAAACTGTGCCACAGTGTCTTACCTCTTTCCGTCCGGCATAACATCCATACGGATTGAACCTACATTAAACCGTGTGTTTGCCGCACCTGTTGAAACTCTTATCTTTCCTGTTCTTCCTCTTGCACGTGGACGAATAAACTTTGTACTTCCATCTATTTCAAACGGACCTTTTGTTATTATCGTATCATTCGGATGATACTTTGTTTTAAGACTCATCTGGAGATTTCCGACACTTACCTTTATGTCCGGTATAATCCTGTCTATAAACAGTATATCGTCCCCGTCACCTATATCAAACTCCCCGCTTTCAATAAAGACAGGCATATCCTGTCCGTCTGCCGTATACACATCTGACGGTTCGTTATCAAACAAAAAATGATTGGCAGTACTTGTTGTTCCTGAAGACACAGATGCTCCTGTTGTCATAATACTGTCTATAATAGTCTTATCATTCCACGTTGTCCAGATAGCTTCACCATACGTCCAGTAGTTCTGTGACGGACTGTATGTGACATATTTATCACACTCATCTGAATCGTTACTTGGATACAACCACGTTACTTCCCCAAACTCAGAATTAACACCACAATATACTTTACGTCTGTTCTGAAAGTTAAAGTCTTCAAACACGTGACGCTTCACTGTACTGGGAAGAACCTGTACCTGTCCTGAATAGACAAAGAAGTTACTGTCACCCATCCAGTACACACGTCCGTCAAACTCAGCCATTGCATGTTTGGCAACCAAACCACAGTTTGTTCCAAGTTGTCGGCTTCCGAATATAAACGGTTCGCCTATAAACTCCAGACCCGTCAGTGCTACATCTGTCCAAACAAGAATAAGATTACCAGCCGCAAGCCCACCCATTATTTCAGAACCGTTTGCCAGCCGTATACTTCCTGCCGTATTTGTTGTTGTTTCTGTCCAATCCGTTAAGTCTTCCTGTGACGACCAACGGACAAGCATAGGGTCAAATACATCTGACGAATCAGTTACTCCAAGACACATACCCTGTCGTGCTATTGGACTAACAAGGAAACCGTTTGATGAAACAGGTGCGCCTGAGATAAGTGTTGCTACTTCACTTGTTCCTGAAGTTTTATCCCATCTGTATATTCCACCAGCCGGATACGGATTAAGAACAAGATCTTCTCCAAAGTTCTCCATAGTCCATTCACGTATATCCAGAAAGATATCAGTGGTGGACGCAGGTGTATTCCACGTTCTGTAGTCGGAGGCAGTAACAGGAACAATGTCCATAAATATACTTGTCCCCTTTCCTGTTGCTGTTCCTGTTGCTGCACTCCCTGCCACAAAATGAAAAGCATTGGACGTAATTGCACTTACTTCGTAGAACCCGGAAACAGATGTGATACCTTCCAATCCTGCTCCCGGCCAGTTACTTACCTGTACATAACTACCTGTTGATCTGTTATGATGAGACACGCTTACGGTAATGGTTGTCTCACCACTTGTGAAATTAAACACACTGGAATACGCAGTCATCGTAAAAGCCTGTGCGTCATACGTGTCAGCCCCGTATCCGAAACCTCCAGCGGCTACAGAACTTCCAGACTGAAGACGAACAGCATACGCTGCCTTTCCTTTACTGACACTTGTTGCATCTGCAACACTTCCTACAGCAATAACAAAAGAATTATTATCAACAACACTGACTCTGTAATCTCCTTCGACTGAAGTAATACCACCGGGAAACGTTCCAGCACCTGTTCCTCCACTTGTTTGTGACCACGCACACACATTTACATATGAATTGGTTACAAGTCCGTGAGAATTAACACTGACCGTAATACTGCTTGATCCGCTTTGGGTATTGAAAGCTCCGGTAACTGTCGTAAACCAACTGCTTTCAGGAGCGGCTACACTTACATCGTAAGGGGTTATATCATGGAATAATCCAGCAGTGTATAAATAAGCTTTATGCTCAGTAGCAAAACCAATATACTTTCTACCATCTAACGCTGCCCAATTGTGAATGACTCTTCCGGTTCCGATAAAGGATGACGTACTTTTCTTTTGCCACCCTCTTATGCTTTCCGGTTTACCGTCCCGAAATCTAATACGATTACCGTCAAACCACCCGCCTTCAGCGGCATACTCTGTGGATTCCCGCATGATGCCGGGACGGAAATCATATTTAACTGTTCTGGTTTCAGTTGACATTACGGTTTAACTTGTAAAATTCTTAATACCTGCTACATCTATCGCCTTCATAGTTCCGTCAGTACTAACATCACGTACAAAATAAGTAAGTAAATCTACAGAGTCAGCAGCGGCTGTCTTTGCAACCGTAACTCCGGCTGGAAACTTCCACACACTTGTCGGAAAGCTGAAGGTAGAATTAGCTGCACTTGCTCCTGTAATGAGATATATCGCTCCTGTCTGTCCTACTTTACCATTTGTGGGGGATGGAAGAGCAACAGACACTGCACCCGAAACAGCCCCACTTGCTTTAACTACAAAGAAATTAGTTTGACTTAAATCAATTGTCGTTGTTGCGCTTGCCTTTATTGTGGTTATGGCACACATACTTCGTTTGTTAACGGAAACGTCTCCATTAAAAGTAGCGATGGAGGCAAATGTCGTATGACCAGCAAATGTAGCTGATCCGGTTGCGCTAAGATTAGTTATCAGTCCGTTGTTAAAACTTGTCGCACTGATGGAGCTTTGTGTTATTCTTCCGAAATTAAAAGAAGGATCACTTCCTGCACTTGTTCCAATTGAAACACGTTCCACGAATTGATTAGCGATGTACCGTGTGTTGTCTTTTGCGCTTGTAGCAGCAAATCCGGTAAACAACGGTACGACAGTTGTCGGTGTGGCAAGTACACCCATCGTAGAGTTCTTTGGAACATTTGATCCTACGTTGCCTGTATTTTTAACTTGTACGGAAAAGGCGTTAGGATTGCGTACAATGTACATTTTACCTGCCCACTGTGCGCCATTCGCAACAGAAGCAGTCGTAAAGGTTGGAACTAATAAGTTAACAATTGAAGTAGATGTTTGAGTTCCGGTAATCCCTATTACCGTTAATTTACTTTCATCTCCTGCCCCGTCATTCCGTGTAAGAGTTTTGTCGGCTGCGCTTACGTAATTTATAGAACCTGAAATGTTTGCACTGAATGCATTGTCCACCATCTCAATAACATTCTGATTGAGAATAGTTCCCCACGTATTCGCGTTCTCACCCGATCCCTGTTTAGCCAGCTTTACTGTTGGTGTGTATGATGTAACCATCGTTATTGCGTTCCTTGTTGCAGGTTATTTAAACCACCAGCCGGATTATCTGCGATCTCCATGTCGTCACGTCTTGCCCGTCTTGCTTCGTTATTCAAGAGCGCAGCTTCTCGTTGATACTGTTGATCCCAATAAGCAGCCGCTGCCGGATTCTTCATCCAATAAGTTGCTTCTACCATACTCGCATAAAACAGGGCATTACCACAGTACTGGGTATAATAATTCTCTTCGTTTGTACTGGATGCCAACGCTGCTGGTTGTGCTACATACGACATCTCTATTGCGTATGAAGATACAGGAGCAGGAGCAATCAGGATCTGTTCTGCACCAAAGTTGGCAAAGTAACGTGGCACTCCCACAGATGTCCTGTCACGCCAGTAGTCATTCAGATAATCTTTACTTCTGAGAAGCAACTGTGTTCGTTCTCCAGTTGATGTTGTGAAGTTTACATTCCGAATAACCAACGCTCTGTTTGGTGTAGCAGGTTTGGTTACAAATGGATCTCCTTGTACAAAGAAACTTGTTGCAAAGTTAGTTAACCCAAGAGAGTCAATCTCTCGCGTAAGACGTAGTTCAGCACGATCTATGAAATCAGAAACAGAGTCAGCAAATTCTTGTCCGTCGTTTTCCGCTGTCTGTTTTATACGGCTAACTAATGATGTAAATGTTAAAGCCATTTATTAATTTTCCAAAGTCCAAATAAACGTTTTTGTCGGTGCTGTTGTTTTTCTCCACACTCTTAGATCTTCCCCAAACTTAGCCTGTACTCCTGTAAGTGAAATAGGCATGTTGATAACATTTGAAAACGTTCCTGCATTAAAAGTTGATCCTGCTCCACCTACACTTACAATGTTTTCATTTATAACTGTAAAACTATTTGTTCCAAATGTGGCTCCGGCTGATCCTATACCCACACTTAAAAATATTTCTACAGTGAAGTCACCTCCACTATATGCCGCACCCGTGCCACCTAAATCTACACTTGAATGCCCAAAAACAGTAAACGCACTTTGATTAAAAGTAGCATTTGTTCCACTTATTGTAACATATGCTGCCCTTGCTTCACCGGCATACGATCCAAATGGTGCTGTGGCAAAAGGTGACTCCCCAAACATCATTTGAACTTAGTCTCCTAATTCAGGCCAAACAGATAAAAAGGGATATTTCTTAATCTCTGCTTCTCTTTTACTTTCTGCCTCTGTAGTTATTTTTTCTTGATCACTTGCCTCTTCACTAAGTATATCAAGATTAAGTGTAGTCGCTGCTGCCTCTCTAAATTTACCCATAGAATTAGCTTCAGCATCTCCATCAAAACTCATAAGAAGAGCGGCAACTGCATTAGTATCAGTAGCATTGTCAATAGCATTTTCCATCTCCGTAGCTTTGGCGCGAATTGCATTACGCCATGTTTCAATATTAGCAGGTACATCTGTCCCACTATCGTAGTGTCGTATATATGCCCAATCAG